CAGCCAACCAATGCTGTTAGAGATATTGCTTGCTATAATTATTTAGTCGGTTCTGTGCGGACATCCGTATCTGCATCAACATCAACAACTAGGGCGGATTTTTCAATATTAAATGTAGCTATATTTAGATAAGGAAAACAAAATGAACAAACGTATTATATATCCAAACGATGATGACGGTGTTGCCGTTATTGTACCAGCCGATTGTGGCTTAACTATTGAAGAGATTGCAGCTAAAGATGTACCTGCTGGAGTTTCTTATAAGATTGTAGATGTCGCAGATATTCCTGAAGACAGAACATTCCGTAACGCATGGGAGTTTGCATAATGATTGCTATCAACTTAGACAAAGCTAAGAACATTACACATGAAGCTCGTAGAACTAAACGTGCTGAAGAGTTTGCACCATTAGATGTGAAGGCTACTATTCCTAGTGAAGCTACTGCTGCTGAAGAAGCACGGCAAGCTGTCCGTGATAAGTATGCCTCCATCCAATCTAACATTGACAACGCACAAGGTGTTGATGAGCTTAAAGCCGTATTGGAGAATATGTAATGTCAGAGATAGTCATAGCAGGAAATACAAGTGGAAGTGTAACAATTGCTGCACCTGATGTGGCTGGAACGACTACATTAACTTTACCAGCAACAAGTGGTGCATTAGTAACAACAGCAGAACTAGCTAACGCAGGATTCCCTAGTGGTACTCGTATGGCTTTCCAACAAACATCAGCTCCTACTGGGTGGACTAAAGATACTTCAGCTGCTATTAATGATGCTGTGTTACGATTAGTTACAGGAACTCCTGGTAGTGGTGGTAGTACAGCATTTAGTACATTTAATGCGTCTACAGCTACTGGTGCTACAACTTTGAGTACAGCTCAGATGCCTAGCCATACCCATACAATTAGAGCGCGTAATGGTTTTGGTAGCGGTCAGCCACCTCTAGGTCAATTTGTAATTGGAGCTGCTGGCAACTCCATTAGTTCTTATGCTTCAGAAGCAACAGGCGGTGGCGGTTCTCACACCCACAGTTTAGAAACTAATATTAAATATTACGATTTTATTATAGCGAGCAAAGATTAATGGCAAAAAATGCAAAGATACTCTGCCCTATGATGGGTGGAGAGTGCATTGAAGACGGCTCTATAAAAGACGGTGAGTTAGTAGCTTGCCGCTTTTGGGTTAATGTCCATGGTAAACACCCACAAACTGGGGAAGAAATTTCAAATGGAGATTGCGCTATTGCTTGGACTCCAATGCTAATGATTGAAAACAGCAAAGTAAACAGAGAAACAGGAGCTTCTATAGAATCATTCAGAAATGAAATGGTTAAAGCAAATGATAAAAGTATTCAAACTTTATTAGCTGTTAATAAACAAACAAATATTTTGGAGAATAATTAATGAAAGTTACTATTATAGTAGATGATAAAGCAGTTTATTTAAACTCTTTAAGCTATGATAAATTAGAATGGGAAGGTACTCCAAGCAATGTACATGCCTTGCAATGGGACATTGATTCAGGGTGGATTGAGTTTAAGGATAATTCAGGAAATGAAACAATTAATGAATTGCCTCAATGGGCTTTAAATGCAGTTGCTTCATGGAATGAGTATCACAATAGACCTGAGCCTATCCCTGAGCCTGAGCCTGAAGTAATAGAGCCAACTAAAGAAGAGCTATTAGCACAGCTTGAAGCATTAACAGCTAAGATTAACAGCCTGTAACTAAGGACAACTAATGGAATTCCAAGATATTGTAAACGTAATAATTGGGTCAGTCCTATCTGTATTAGGTTGGTTTGCTAGACAACTATGGGATGCTGTGCAAGAACTAAAGCATGACATGAAAGACCTAGAGGTGGACTTACCTACACATTATGTACGCAAAGAAGACTTGGATGCCCGCTTTGACAAGTTTGAAAATATGCTGACTCGTATCTACGACAAGCTAGAAAACAAGGTGGACAAATGATAACTGCATTGTTGCCATTGATTGGTACTGTGCTAGACAAGATTATCCCAGACCCAAAGGCTAAGGCTCAAGCACAGATTGACTTAGCTAAGATGGCTCATGAGGGTGAGCTTGCTAAACTAGCAAATGAAACTGACTTGTTTAAGACTGAGCAGAACAATCTATCTGCAAGGCACAATGCTGATATGTTATCTGATAGCTGGCTATCTAAGAACATACGCCCATTAACGCTTGTAGCTATCTTTGTAGGCTACTTTGTGTTCGCCATGATGTCTGCCTTTGACTTGGATGCGAACGAGGCTTACGTCACTCTGCTGGGGCAGTGGGGCATGCTAGTAATGTCATTCTACTTTGGTGGGCGTACACTAGAAAAAATCATTGACATGAGAGGTAAGAAGTGACACCCCACTTTAATTTAGAAGAGTTTACATTTAGTAATACAGCCATTCGACTTGGCATAGATAATACTCCTACTGAGAAAGATAAAGAAAACCTACTACGTCTTGCTGAAGCGTTAGAAAAAGTAAGAGAGGTTCTAGGAAATAACCCTATTAAAATCTCTAGTGGCTATCGTAGTCTAAAGTTAAACAGGGCTGTTAAAAGCAGGGACACATCCTATCATACAAGGGGCTTGGCTGTAGACTTTACATGTCCTAGGTATGGGAGTGTACCAAATGTTATGAGAGCTATAGCAGACTCTGACATTGAGTTTGACCAACTTATATTAGAGTTTGACTCTTGGATTCATTTAGGATTTGCAGAGAAGGATATTAAACCTAGGAAGCAAAAGTTAGTGATTAATAAACAAGGTGTATCCCTTTACACAGGAGATTAAAATGCCCTTAAAAAAAGGTAAGAGTAAAAAAGTAATTAGTGAAAATATTAAAAATGAAATGGCAGCAGGTAAGCCACAAAAGCAAGCAATAGCCATTGCACTTTCTACTGCAAAAAAGAAAAAGGTTAAAAAATGAAAAAGGATTCTAGATTAGAAAGAGCAGGTGTAGAGGGTTTTAACAAGCCTAAACGTACTCCAGGACATGCTACAAAGTCTCATGTTGTTGTAGCTAAAGAAGGTGATAAAGTAAAGACCATTCGCTTTGGACAACAGGGTGTTAGTGGGGCAGGTAAGAACCCATCTTCTGCATCTGAGAAAGCTAGAAAGAAATCTTTTAAAGCACGACACGCTAGTAACATTTCTAAAGGTAGAATGTCTGCTGCTTATTGGGCAGATAAGGTCAAATGGTAATAATAATACTTGACAAATACCTAAATATTTGTTATAATGTTTATAAGACTATAGGAAAGTATAATGACTTATTTAGAAATTGTCAATAGTGTTTTACGAAGATTAAGAGAAAATGAAGTTTCTTCTGTGCAAGAGACTCCTTATGCTATCCTAATAGGTGACTTAGTTAATGTTGTAAAGCGTGAAGTAGAGGATGCTTGGGACTGGTCTGCACTACGAACAACCCTTTCTGCTATTACAGCAGACTCTTTATTTAACTATGTGTTAGAGGGTTCTACAACTCGCATCCGCATCTTAGATGTATTTAACGACACTGATGATGTTGTTATGGCACAGCGAAGCACTAAGTGGTTTGACCAACAGTTTCTCCTAGCTGACACTCAAGCAGGTTCTCCACTATATTACAACTTTAATGGTGTAGATAGTAATGGTGATACTCAAATTGATATTTACCCTATCCCTGATGGTGTGTATGAGATTCGTATTAACTGTGTAATTCCACAACCTAAACTTGTAGAAAATGCTACTAGAATTTTAATTCCTTCTGACATTGTTGTTGAGGGTGTGTTGGCTAGAGCTATCTCAGAACGTGGTGATGATGGTGGGTATGCTGAACAAGAGATGCGTTATCGCTCTATGCTAGGTGAGTTTATTGCTATTGAGTCTGGGCAGCGTATGGATGAAGTTACTTGGAGTCCTTATTAATGGCTGGGGCTTTAAAAGCTATAACTAATTCTACACTAGGCTTCTTAGGTTTAAATACTCAAGAGGCTGGTGTTACATTAGATAGTGGTTATGCTACTAAAGCTATTAATTGTATTATTGATAAGAGTGGTCGGCTTGGTAGTCGTAGAGGTTGGCAAATGCTTACCACTAACTCAGGAGATTTAGGCTCTGCATATATTGAAAGTATGTTTGAGTTTATTGATGAGGATAGAATCTCTACAATTCTTTCTGCAGGGGATGGTAAACTATTTTCTGGAACTAGTACATTAACTAGACAACTTGTTTATGGTGCTGAGGCAGGTGGAGCATCTACAGCATTAAGTCCTCAACCAACATTTACTGGAAATAGCTGGCAATTTTGTCAATTAGCAGAAGATGCTGGTCTTGACGCAGAGATGTATGGCTTTGCGGCACAAAAAGGTAATTCTTTTCTAATCTATAGACGTGAAGCCCATGTAGGAACATATAAGTTTCAAACAATAGGTGACTATGGAACTGTGCCTACAGGTGTTACTACCTTTGACCCTGATTGTTGTGTCGCTGCTTTTGGTAGAGTATGGGCAGCTGGAATTACTGGGGCTAAGTCTACTATTTATTATAGTCAATTATTAAATGGAGCTCGTTTTACTGGAACAGGAAGCGGCTTTATTGATGTTGCATCTGTTGTTGGTAACAATGATGAAATTGTTGCTCTTGCTTCTCACAATGGATTTTTAATTGTATTTTGTCGTAAGAATATAGTTATCTATGCTAATCCTGATGACCCTACTATTATCTCATTACAAGATGTAATTACAGGTGTTGGTTGTATTGCTAGAGACACTGTACAGCCTACAGGTACTGATTTAATATTCTTATCTAATAGTGGTGTCAGAAGTTTAAATCGTGTTGTTAATGAAAAGTCGCTTCCAATGCGAGAGTTGTCAGTTAATATTAGAGATGACTTGATTAACTACATTGGTGGAGAATCCTTAGTAAACCTTAAAAGTATTTATTTTGAACGTGATGCTTTTTATCTATTACTTCTCCCAGGGTTACAGCAGATTATTTACTTTGACTTAAGGCAAGTGTTACAGAATGGTGGAGCTCGTACTACTATATGGACTGACATATTGCCTAAAGCTTTTCTAGCTACTTCTGATAATAAACTTTACTTTGGTGAAGCAGGTGGAATTGGTAATTACTTTGGCTACACAGACAATGGTGATGGTTATCGTATGGAGTACTTTACTCAGAATACAGATATTCAACTTCCATACATTCTTAAGTTTTTAAAGAAAGCTAAAGTAATTGTAGTAGCGTCTGGCACTCAAGATATTGTTATTAAGTATGGATTTGATTATGCAACTGTCTATACTTCTAGAACACATACTAAAGACTTTGTAGGCGGGGCGTCTGAGTATAACATTGCTGAGTATAACATTGGTGAGTTTACTCCTGGCACAGCTATTAATGAGCTTAACTTAAACTTAGGTGGTAGTGGTAAGGTATTACAATTTGGTGTTGAAGTACCAATTGAGGGAGCTCCTGTAGCTATTCAACAACTAACTGTATATTTAAAATTAGGAAAGATGAACTAA